CACTTAACAAAAGTTCTTTATCCCAATTTAAAAATTCCCCATTAGGATGACCCATGGGCATTACATCTGTTCTTCCTTCTGTTGCTAAAGAAATCCACAATACGTCGTTTACCACAGGTTGGATTCTGTTTTCTCCAACTGTTTCTACGTCAAATGCAAATGCATTTACTGATGAGTAATACTCAACCAGATCTTTTAGTTGTTCTTTAGTTGTAATAATGTTCATTATTTTCCCTCACTAATAAGTTAAGTGGTGGAGCCTGAAAACGGAAATAAACAGGCTCCGCCACATTGGAATCTTGGTTAAACCAAGGAACGAGCAATCTTAAGCATTTCGGAGCGAGGGGTCTCTCGAATTACTTCGGCTGTATACGGAACAGCCCGTGCTACTAGTTCTTGAACCTCATCGAGATTCAACTTCCATTCCTCCGCTAGGTCACGACCACGAACAAACTCCATAGTGTAGTTTGTTGTAGGCCCTGTACCCATCCGAGAAATTTCCCAGAACTCTTTTGACAGAGGTCCTTTGCGCTCATCTTCATGAGACTTTTTAATTAGTCTTGCAAGTGTTGGAGGTGCTGTAAGAATTTGCACACCCTGTGCTTCGCCAGTTAGTACAAGCACATTAAATGCAAAACGTGAACGTGGTTTACTTCCAAGAATGTCAGTAAACGGATCATTTTCTGCTAAAGCAACAAAAGATTTTTTGCCAGTTGGCCGTTCAATCCAATGCTGCTCGTAGACACGGAAAGGTCCATCCTCTAAGAATTTAATTAATTGTGGTTGTTCAGAAAAACGAAACTCTGTTGGAAACTCTGAGGAATTCTCAGTTAAGAGAGCCTCTGCTGCTTCCCAACCTTGTTGAACTGTAGTACCAATCTTTGGTTCTGCAGTTTCACTATCTTCATCTAAATAATTTGCAGGATTTTCTGCAACATCATTTGTTGGTTTGGTTATTGGCATTTGTTTCTTCTTTCGGTAATGAGGCACGGAGGATGTTGTATCACTGTACAAACTTAATCACTACTGGCTCTCTAGGTTTGTGATTTCCTTCCAACGACTTATTAAAGCCTCTGTTAGGTCATCTTGGTTAGACCACTCTACACGAGCAGACCCTAGTAAGCCACGTTTTGAAAACTCTTCAATAGTGGACTCAATTAATGGTCTGGTGTACACCCTATTTCCTCCAATTTTTTCTCCCTTTAGAGTTTTAGGCCGAAGTCTATAAGGTGCTCTAGGTATGTAGCCTTTTCTTTCCCATAAGCGGACAGTAACAATTGTTTTTTCTAACGCTAGCGCTAATGCACTAATAGTAAAAACCTCTGTTTCTTTTCCACTTAATGTTTTAATGATCGGATTTGCATCCCAACCATTACTCTCCCCGTTTTTACGGCGAGAAACTTTTGGATCTTCTTCACGGCGTTTTCTTTTAGAACCTGGAATGTATTCCAAATCAGCAAACGCTTCTAAAATCTCATCGTCTCCACGTAATCCAGCCATAATTATCTCTTATTTAAAATCAAAGCCCAAACAATTTTTTGTGGATACATTAAGTCAACCTCTTCCTCAGTTAACTTTCCCTCATACAATGCGGCCATTAAAGCATCCTCATCAATAATCTGAATAGTTTTATACAACTCAGTTTCAAGACCTTTAGACACAATTAAATTATCAGCCATTTGTGGATCAATTTTACGAGACACTCTTCTTTGTTTTTGTAACATGGTTACGCCGTCTATTTCATTTGGAAGTTCTACAAAAATATTTCCATTGCCATCGACTTCACCCTTGGTGTCTACAACTTCAAATATTTTTTCTTTGAGCAGTTTTAATTCTGACTCAAAATACTCAACTTGTTTTTTAAAAAATATATATTGTTTAGCCTGTGCTTCAAGGTCATCTATTGCAGCCACTCTAGGTTCTTCTTCTTTTATTCTTGCCATGTTAACCCCCTCAAGGTCTCTGTTGTTGTAGGAAACTTATCAGACTTCCCACGGTTAGGTCAATTCCTCCTTTAGAATTGATTCCCGTTCCATCCATTACTGCGTCTGCTACTGCATTTTTTTGTTGAAGCATTTCAAATTGTCGTTCTTCAATAGAGTCCTTTACAATAATATCTTGAATAATTATGCTTGGCCATCTACTTGATGCTCGTTTAATTCGTCCATTTCTTTGTACGGCTAAACCCGCAGACCAAGGCAGATCATAGTTTATTAACAAATTTGCAATAGGTAAATCTACACCGTAGCCACCTGCATCTGATGAAATAAACACACGACAATCTGGGTCTGTAAGAAACTTTTCTTTACTTGCTTCTTTCTCTTTTGCATTCATACTTCCCGTATATATAGTCCCACCAGTAACTTCTTGAATTCTAGAAAGCATGCCGACCCAAGATGTAAAGATAACTACTTTTGCTTCTGGATCAGTCTCTAAATGATCAGCCACATAACTTTTTAATACATCTAATTTTGGTTGTTTAGTTATGTTTTCTAACAACGAACGTTCTTTTAAACTGTATGCATAGGCACTGCCTTCGCCTTCTTGTTTTAAAAATTTTTCAGAACTATCGATCAATAAACTGGGATGATCACAAAGCATTCTTAAAGAAGTAATCTTAGACATAATAGAACCCCGCATCATGTCTGCTGGTCCACCTGGCTTATTATCGTGTCCGTAGTGTGCTAGTAAAGAAAAGTTTGCTCCAAGTAATTGTTGTGCTTCATATAATTCTTGACTCAATTCATTAGCAATTAAGTTGTATAACTCAGAGGTTTTTGTGTCAAAAGAAATTTGAATTGGATCTAGATGAATTGTGTCGGGAAGATAGGGAGCGACGTCTGGATCTGTTTGTACTTTTCGGACCGACGCTTCTTTCATTTTTGCGTGAAATATATTTAAGTTTCTATACCGTTGAACACCACCAAAGTGATTTCTTACAATAAAAGTTTGATCAAACAGATCAAATCTTCCAAGTAATTTTGAATCTACAAATTGCATAATGCTATACACCTCTTCTGGTTTACCATTTTCTATTGGGGTGCCCGTAAGAGCAAATCTAATAGGTACATTTGCAGATAACTTTTTTACAGCCTTTGAACGTTTAGATCTAAAACCTTTAATGGCTGTGGCTTCATCGCACACAACCGCTCCCCAGTCTTCGTCTTTAATAGAGTCCCAATCATTAACAACTGTTTCATAATTACAAATAATATAATCTGCAGATCGTACTCCACTAAGTTCTCTATCCCAACGAATTAACCGAGTACTTTTTGAACCGTCTATAACTACGGTTCTTGCGTCAGAAAACTTTTGAATTTCTTTTTCCCATTGATATTTTAAACTAGATAAAGCAATTATTAAAATAGGTTTAGTTAACTCTCCGTCCTCTTTTAATTTTTCAAGTGCTGCAATAGTCATACAGGTTTTTCCAAGACCCATCTCATATGCAACAAGCATTCGTTTACGATTAACCATTTTGTCTACTGCTTCGGGTTGATATGGTTTTAAAATTCCTTTAAACATTATCTATTGGCGTTGGAGCAGTTGCTAAACTGCCACACAAGGCGCACTCCATATCTAACATATATAAAGATACTTCTCCATCTTCAAACATTGCTTTTACATTCCACAAAGTAGAGCCGCAAATACATACGTGTAAGGGTTGATCTTTATCTCTTAAGTCCATTATAGGTAAGCGGCTTTTCCATGCAACATGTGTTTTGCAGTTTCTAGTCCAGTCAATATTTCTGACGGAGTCATATCTCCCACGTCTTTTACATCAACACCCGTGTAATTAAAAAACAATAAATCAAAACCATATTTACGAGCATAGTCTCGTATTTGTTCACAGGCTTTTTTTCCAGCAGGATCATTATCAAATGCGGCTATTACTCTTTTTGCTCTACGAATTATTTTTGCTTGCTCTTCACTCATCATTGCGCCATAAATTGATACGGACCCACAAATTCCAACAGACTCTAACCTCACCACATCTAAGGGAGATTCAACCACTATTAATTGTTCCTCGTTTAAATGTTGAACTCCAAAAACAGTTTTAGATTTTTTAACTCCAGCAGGTTGATTTTTAAAAAATCTCCCTCTAGCGCCTTTTTCTTGCCAACCTAATAATGAAAAAGTTTCAGGATCACGAATAGGTAATATCCAGGCTTCATTTGTTTCGTCCCATAAAACTTCGTATTTATTTACGGCCTCTCGTGTTAAAAATCTTTTCTTTAGTTCTATGTCGGGCGGCTCTCCGTATACCGCTAATCTAGCCTCAGACATTGGTATGGTTTCTTCAGCAACAACGTACTGTGGTAACTCTTTAATTCTTTTCATTAAAGAATCAATAGGAACTTCTGCGGTATCGTCAATGTAGTCTCGTGCATCATGGTAATCAATACCTTTTATATCTGAAATTAAAGTATAAATATTTCCTTTATAACCACAAGAAAAACAAATGTGAGCGCCTGTTTCAGAGTTTATCCACCAAGAAGGCCTGTGATCATCTTTACCTGTTCTTTGTTTATGCATTGGGCATAAACCATTAACTTCAGAACCTCTTTGTGCGTGAAGAGGTACCTCTAAAAATAAAAGAATTTTTTCTACATCAATCACACACGGCCCCAATCAGAACAAAATTTGCATTTCATCATTTGTTCTTCGTCATGAAAGCAACCCGTTTCCCAACGCCAAGTTAAAGCAGTTTCACTAGGACCACAGTTACGGCTAGCAACAATTTTTAATAGTCTAATATCTTCATCTTCTTCAACTGGCTCTAATCCTAAAATAACATCAGAGTCTTGAAAGAAAGAAGATGAGTAACCAATTGAGTCGGCAGTAACTTTTCCAGCACGCATTTTCCATAACAAGGTTTGTGTTGTAATAATGATTGGTTTGTTTACTCTTTGGGCTAACCGTTTTAACGATCGAGTAACATTTGTTATTGCTTGTGGTGTATTCATTTCTCCACTTACTTCATCCAACATTAAATAAACACCGTCTACAAATACTATGTCTGGTTTTGTTTGCTCAATCTTTGCTGCTAAGGCTGAGACCGTAATTCCATTTACAGCATCAATTAAATGAAAAGATGGTTCGGTTTCCATTTTATTTAAAATATCTATATACCTATCTTCTTCTGCTGGTAATAGTTTTCCACGACGTAATCTGCCATGAGAAATATTTGCTCTCATTGCATCGTGTCTTTGTTGTTGTTCATGGTTGTTCATTTCAAAAGATTGAAACATTGGAATAAATCCCTGCATATGAACATTGACAGCCATCTTTAATGCAATCTGCGACTTACCAGTTTTTGGTGGAGCAATTATTGTTATTAATTGACCGCCTTGTAAACCTGCCGTTGCTTCATCTATCTTTGAAAAACCAGTAGGAATACCTAAGAACTCTTCGTTCTGTAGGGCTTGATATTCTTTATAACGTTGTTCTGTATTTTTAGTTAAATCTATTTCATGTGTGCCAAGAATGCCTTGTTCATTAACCTTGGTAATAGTTGCTTCCATTGCAAGGAGAGCGGCATCGTGGTTATTATCCTGTAATTGTTCGACTGCAGTTTCAAGGCCTTGTCGAGTAAGTAATCTGCGACGAAAGTCAACCATGGTATCCAAGAGGTACTCAAGATTGTCTTGAACATCTAAAACTTTGTTATTGGGATAATGATCTTTGACTGTTACGGCAGTAGGAACTTCGCTGTACTCACCATAGTGTTTACGAACAAATGACCATGCTTTACGATTGTCATCATCTAAAAACCAAGACTCATTAACACCACGCTGTAGTGCTGGAACTATGTCTCGATCACGGATGACCTTACTGACTAAACGATGTTCGTTGTCAGATGCCATTTAGTGCCCCCTCTTACAAGTTATCTAGTTCTATTCCTGCTGATCCGTATCTTGCTACTCTCCATTGAACATCTACTACGCCACGAAGATTAGCACGGTAAGGAAGTTTTCTAACTAACTCACCTGGGTCCTCGTAAAGGTTCCAATAGTTAAATGGATTGACTACTTCTCTTTCTAACTTTTCAAAGGCTTTTTCAAGTAACTCTTTGGTCCACCCTTGATCAGCATAACCTGCTAACTCTAAAGAGATACCATAATTGTTTGATAACAACCAGAGTTTGTTAGCACCCTGAAGATTTATTTCCCCTAACTTTAAGCCAACTTTTGTAACTAATAATTTCTTAGTAACTTCTTCTACTAAAGGAATTACTACATCTGTTACACAAATGACTTGCGGAGAGGAGACGTTTGATATGTCTCCATTTTTCATAGTACCTCGACTTTAGCATACCTAACTACAAAATCACGAAATGTCTTTGGGTCAGAGTTGGCTTGTGAGGCTAACTCTTCTGGGATTTCTTCTGGCACAAGGATCGAATAATGTCCGTTGTTCATTCTCATTTTATTGTTAACGAAAGAGACGTGCTTACACTTTAAACTCTTTTTCCAAACAGGGCAACTACACCTGACTCTTTTTGTTCCAGTATCAACCTCAACCTCAAACACGCCCGCAGCCTGAGAAGAGATAAACAATTGAACTGTCCGCCAAGGACTATCCATGCTCATCCCTTTCATTGTGCTGCTCTTAAATCTGCACCGACTATTGGAACTCGAATAAAGGCTTCGTTAGCAAAACTTGCCATTGCTTCCTTGTACTCTGCTTCCCAATTCTCTAATTTTACATTGGTTGTAATGATTGTTGGCAGAGCCTTGTCGTATCTAAGACGTAGTATCTCATCAAATGATGAGTCATCGTACTTAGAACCATATTCTTTTCCTAAGTCATCAATCACAAGAATTCTTACATTTAACCAATCAAATTTAGATCTACCATGAAAGCCATCTATCTCGTAGACAGATTGTTTCTTATCTTCAAAGTCAGAATCAAAGGTTGCTTTCTTTCTAGATAAGAATTCAGGATAAGTCATGTAGTACACGGGCCTAGCGCCAAGACCAAAGTCAGATGCGCTCATGCCCAATACTCTTGCAGCATCAGCATCATTATTAGGAAGGTGGCGAACAAACTCCATAGCAGCAACTACTGCGTGGGTCGTCTTACCAATTCCAGGTCCGCCATCAAATAGAAGACCAACTCCATTAACTCCAATATGGCCGATCTGCTTTATAACCTGACCGCTCACGCAGTCATCAATCCACGTACTCACCTCGTCAGGAAAGGATCCCGCTCTGTCCACAAGGTCTTGTGGCTCAAGGCCGAGGAAGCGACGTGGGATATTTGAGTTACGAAGTAGCCAGTGCTTCTTTAAGGCTGAGAGTTGATTGATGTCATACATCGTC